CCTCGAACCCCCTGGAGAACGGCATCTACGTCCACGGCACGGGCGAGAAGATCGAAACGCGCGGCCTGGAGATCGGCGCCAGCGAGGCCGGCGAGGACGGGCAAACCCTGCGCCTGGCCGTCGCCGCCGGCGCAAACGTCGCCCTACACTACCTCGGCGAGGGCGCCTCAGTCAACTACGCCACCGCGAAAGAGATGGGCGAGCCGACCGCACTCTTCTACACCCAGCGCCAGAGCGAGCTGTGCAACTGCCTGATCGACCTGGTCGCCACCGCGTACAAGCGCGCCGCCGCCCTTGGCCACGCCACCATGCCCCAGGACGGCAACCTACAGCTGACCCCCGCCACGTTCGAGGTCGCGCGCGCCGACAATCTCCAGCTGGCCCAGGCCACGCTATCCATCGTCCAGGCCCTGCAGACCGCCTACGATCAAGGGTGGGTGGACAGCAGAACGGCCGTGCAGCTCATCTTCAAATTCGCCGGGGAGACACTCACCATGAAGCAGATCGACGACATCCTCACCGGCGACGCCCCCCCAGGAGAAACACCATGAGCCTAACCCACAACTCTCAGACTGCAGACACCGAACCCAACTGGTCGGAAGTAGACAAAGACAACCTACCCAACTCCGCCTTCGCCGATCGCGAAGAGCGCCGCTACCCGCACCACTGGGTACAGAACGGCGCAGATCCCGACCAGGAAGGCCGCTACACCTCCGGCACCATGTACCTGCACAAAGGCGGCCTCAACGCCGCCTGGTCCGCCGCCCAGGGCGCACGCTCAGGCGAAGAAGCGTCCAACGCCATAAAGAGCCACCTGCAGCAACACCGTAACACGCTTGGCATAGATCAGGACGACACCACCCCGGCCCGCCTCACGAACGGCCACGTTCTGCTCCAGCCAACCGACCGCCACACCCGGTCCGGACGAAGAGAGTACGACTGTGTGTTCATGACCGCCGGACGAGTGAAACAGGCCGATCAGCAGCCCGCCCCCTGGCTCCTCCCCGCCCGTATCGTCCAGGACAGCGCCCACCTGTTCAACTCCGTCGCGTCCTACGTGGATCACCCGGACCTGTTCGGTTTCGGCTGGCGCGACGACCCAAAGGTGAAACACCTGGCCGGCGTGACGTTCGACGCCAGATGGTCGGACGAGCTCCAGGCCGCCGCCGGAGGCATACGCCTCTACGACGAAGCCCCCGGCTCACCCGGCGCCTTCATCGGCGCACTGCTCGACCAGATCCTCAGCGACCAGGCCAGGGGCCTCGAAGTGCCCAAGGTCGGGCTCAGCGCGGCTTTCTTCCAGAGTTGCCACCTCGACGAGGCGGAGGGCGTGCAGGTTACAGACGCCATCCACTACGTCGAGTCAGTGGACTTCGTGTATGACGCCGGCGCGGGCGGCTACGTTCGCGCCGCACTATCCGCCAGCGGCTGGGGCCAGGAGCCCCACCGCCTGTATACCGTAGGAGGTACAATGCTACGCGATAAACCACTACCCCAGCCGGCACCTGCCGCTGATCCAACCCCGCCGGCGCCCACACCCGCGCAGGTTTCACCTGCCCCTGCCCCCGGACCCGACGGGCAGCTGCAACTCCTCCAGACGATGGTTGCCCACCTGCAGACCTTGACCGCCCGCGTCCAAGCGCTGGGAGCCATTCCTACACCCCAGCCCCCGGAAACGCCCCAAACCGAGCCTACCGCCGCCCTGGAAGCCCGCCTGGACACCCTCCAAGAAGCCGTGCAACAGTTGGCCGCACTCACCGTCCAACAGGAGCAGGCGCGCACCGTGCAGGGCAACGGGCAGCCCCCGCACCTCACCGGCGCACAGACCGGCACCGACCAGATCGCCCTCGCCTTCGAAGCGCTCCTGACCGGCCAACGCCCCGCCAACGGCATCCGCCCGCTGACCGGCATCCGCGAGATGTACAACTTACTCTCCGGCGACTTCGAGATGACCGGCATCTACCAACCCGACCGCGTCTACCTCGCCAACGTCACCTCGAGCACCATGGCCAGCATCTGCGCCAACGCACTGAACAAGCAGGTCGTACGCGAGTTCCAGGTATACCCGCGCTGGTGGAACGACGTGGTCACAATCGTCAACTTCCAGAGCCTCAATAACCCGCGCTGGACGACCCTGGGTGGGGTGGGCGAGCTGCCCACCGTCGCCGAGGGCGCTGCCTACACGGAACTCACCTGGGACGACGCTTACGAGACCGTCGCGTTCGTCAAAAAGGGTGGCTACCTGGGGATCACCATGGAGGCCATAGACAAGGACGACACTAGCCGCGTCGCCGCCGCACCGCGCGCGCTCGCGCAGGCTGCCTGGCTCACGCTCGGCAAGGCCATCAGCGACGTCGTGTTCACCACGGCCGCCAGCGGCCACACGTGCGTGGACACCGGCCGACTGTTCAACGCGACCGCCGTAACCTCAACCGGCGGACACGCCAACCTCGGTTCCACCGCCCTCTCGCTCACGTCCTGGCGCGCCACCAAGCTGCTCATGATGAAGCAGGCGGAGCTCAACTCCGGCGAGCGCCTGGCGGCCCTGACGCGCCCGTACTACATCTGGGTGCCCCTAGACCTCGAAGACACCGCAATCCAGATCCTGGCAACCGAGCAGGACCGCGGCAGCGGCGACTACAACGTCAACCCTGACGCCGAAGGCGAGACGCGCACCGCGCGCCTGGCGGAGGCCCGCCGCCGCGTCGTTGTCAGTCCGTTCCCCACCGATGCCAACGACTGGGCGGCACAGGCCGACCCCCGCCTATACCCCGGCCTGGGCCTCGGCTACCGCTACGGCGAAACGCCCGAGATCTTCTCCGTCGCCGACCCGCTGGGCGGCCTGATGTTCACCAACGACACCCTGCCGATCAAGGTGCGCTACGTCATCGCCGTCGGCCCAACCGACTGGCGCCCGTGGTACAAGCACGAGGTCTAGCAACCAGTGGTCAGCGATCAGTGACCAGGAACCAGGAGCAAGACAATGGACCGCATATTTCAAGTAACCTTCCACGTACCGGGAACACTCGCCGCCAACCTCTCGATGAAGTGGTACGCCCCGTGCGACGTCCAGTTGATCCACGTCTCGGCCGTCGCCTCGAACGACTCCGACGCCACGATGACCATCGGCAGCTCCATCTCCGCCGCCGCCTACCTCGCCGCCTGCGCCATCGGTGACTCGGGTACCCCAGTGGAGAAGACGAGAACCGACTTCGTCGGCAGCCAGTACCCGCACATCACGCACGACACCATTATGGCTCTGGCACTCGACTTCGACGGCTCGGCCGGCACCGCCGCCCAGAACGTCACGATCGTGCTCACGTTCACGGAGGGATGAGATGAACAGAATCTGGCAAGTCTCCTTCCACGTGGCCGGCACACTCACCGCCGACCTGGACATCAAGTGGATTATGCCGGTAGACTGCCAACTGCTGCACGTCTCGGCCGACAACTCCACGGCCTACGCCGCAGGCCTCTCCCTGGGCACCTCCTCCGACGGCACCGCCTACCTCGCCAAGTGCGACATCGGCGTCAGTGGAGCACCCGTCGAGAAGACGAAGGCGAACTTTGTGGGAACCCAGTACCCGCACATCGCACACGACACCATCATCGCCATCGCACTGGACTACAACTACAACGGCGGCGGAGCGGCCAACGCCTCCGCCGACGTCACGCTCGTTCTAACCTTTGCCGAGGGCTAGCCCCTCTCAGGAGGCGAAACCCCTGCTGTCCCCCCCTGACGACCCCCGGGGAACCACCCCGGGGGCCACCAGGGGGAAGGAAAGGAACGATATGACCACAGAAGGCAACGTCGAGCGCGCCATCCGCGAACTGGGCATTGACGTGCCCGTGATGCGCGCGGAGGTGGCGCCCGACGGCACCATCACACTGTACTTGTACGGCGGCCAGCAACTCACCTGGTCACCACCCAAGCCAAAAAGCGCGCCACGTCGCGCAGAACCGGCCCTGGCCATCCCTCAGCCACCCACCACGCCACCCGCCACGGCTACTCCCGCCCCGAGGCGCAAGAGCACCAAGAAGGAGGTTCCGCAAGATGAACCAGTTCAACCGGCCCACACTTAGGCTACTCGCCCTGATCACCGTCATTGCCCTGCTCGTCTCGTCCAGCCTCATCGGATGCGCTCGCCGGCAGGTCGAGCAGGTCCCGGGCGACCAGATCGTCGCCCTCGGCGTCACGCACTTTTCCGGGATGGACGTCACCGGCACCGAGACAGACGAACTCGTGGTAGACCAGACCTCCACGGGCGACATCGTCGAGTTTCGCGACAACGGTACATCCGTCTGGCGCCTCGCCGACGGCGGCGCCATCACGTACGCCGGCAACCAGACCATCACCGGCAACCTCGTCGTCAACGGCACCAGCGAACTCAACGGCACCGTGACCCTCGAAAACGACGAGACGATCGTGAACAGTACCAACGGTACCATCGGCGTCACGGTCCAGTCCACCGGAACACTGAACGTCCTCACCGGAAACCTGGCCGTAGGAAACGGCACGCCGTCCACCACCCAGGACGGTGAAGACCTGTACGCTGAGGGCATGCTCGAGGTGGACGGCTCCGCAGACCTCGACAGCACCCTCGACGTCGCATCTACCGCCAAGCTCAACGCCGCCGTCATCACCACCACCCTCGACGTCCAGGGCGGGGACATCACCCTGCAGAACGACGAGACCATCGGCAACCAGACGAACGGCACGGTCGCCATCACCGCCACCACCGTCAGCGCAAACGGCAACCTCCAAACCACCGGCACGCTCGATGTCCAAGGCGGCGACATCACGCTCCAGAACGACGAGACCATCGGCAACGGCACCAACGGCACCATCGCTATGACCGTCCAGTCAACGGGCACCGTCAACGTCCTCACCGGCAACCTGGCTGTAGGCAACGGAACACCCACGACCCCGCAGGATGGAGAGGATGGGTACATAGAGGGCCACCTCGAGGTAGACGGCACGGCAGACCTATCAGCCGCCACGTCCATCAACTCGGCCGTCATCAGCACCACCCTGACCGTCGCCGGCGCCACGGAACTAAACAGCACCGTGACCCTCGAAAACGACGAGACGATCGTGAACAGTACCAACGGTACCATCGGCGTCACGGTCCAGTCCACCGGGACCCTCAACGTCCTCACCGGCAACCTGGCTGTAGGCAACGGAACACCCACGACCCCGCAGGATGGAGAGGATGGGTACATAGAGGGCAACTTTGAGGTGGACGGCGGGGCCGGCTTCGCCGGCAACCTGTTCGCCAACGCCGCCATCGTCACCACCACCCTCACTCTGGCCAGCGCCACCGCCTGGATCACCGACGCCGGCATCATCGTGCCCACCGCCACCTACGTCAAGCTCCTGTCCGGCCTCGTCGTCACGATGACCAACACCACCACCCCCATCCAGGCAGGCACCACAACCGGCCAACTCCTGATCATGGAGAACACCAACGTCACCGACATCATCAACATAGACGGCACCGGCGGCAACGTCAAATGCGCCGCCAACATCGCGCTCGGCCCCCTCGACGTCGTCACCCTCATCTGGGACGGCACCGAGTGGGTGTGCCTGGCACTGTACGTCAACTCCTAAGGAGCCACGTGAAGGTCTTCGCTCTCTGCGCGCAGTCCTTCGAACCGAGTGTCAAACGGGCGGCGGGCGTCAAACCGCTGACCTCGCCGCCCGTCATCATGGAGGCGTTCAACCCCGCCTGGCTGCAGGGCTACGACTTCCTGTACTTTAAGCTGCACGGCTTCCCCTCCCAGCCATACTGGTACGGCGACGGATACGTGACCGCCGTCAGCGCCCACCAAATCAAGACAGCCGACCTCAGCAACACCATCGTCTTCGTCGCCAACTGCCACCTATGCGAGCGCGTCAACGGCGACCTCCTACCCAGCCCAATGCTCGTCGCGCTCCTGGAGGCAGGCGCCAAATGCGTCGTGGGCGGCCCTGGCACAAACTACGCCGCCAAGATCAAATTGGTCGGGGCGGACCTCCTCGGCTTCTACTTCCGCCTCCTCCTCGGCTTCCCGCGCATCACGCCAAACCTGGCCTTTCGCGCCGCGCGCGCCAGGCTCGCGCTCACGCGCGACCCGGTGGCCACCGACACGCTCGGCTTTCGTTTCTTCGTGCGCACCGACGAGGGCGAGGTCACAGAGTTCAAGGAGCAACCATGATAGACCGCATCAAGTTCTCCACCGGCGCCGCCGTGGGGGCCAACGGCAGCGCCACCGCCACCGGCTACAGCCCGCACATAACGGGCAAGATCCTCAAAGTCCACGTGGCGTACCTCGACAGCCCACCCGCCGCCACCACCGACCTGTACCTCTACGAAGCGGAGGACCCGAACGCCACGGAGTACATCGTCAACCTGCAAAACGCCGCCACAGACGCCACGCTGTACCCACGCCGCAACCTGGTCACCAACACCAACGTCGCCCTGGTCTACTCAACAGGCAACAACGTCGTAGACCACTACGTGGCCTGCGGCCGGCTGGCCGCCAAGATAGACGGCGCCAACGCCGCCGACTACGTAGAGGTCACCGTCTGGTTCGAAAGCTGAGGTAGAAATGAAACGCTGGATAATCTCAATCGCCGCCATCGTGCCCCTGCTCACCGGCCTCGTCTTCGTTACTCTCCACCCAGCCCTCAACTTCCAATCCCCCATCTCCCCACCGCCAACCCCCACCTTCACCTCTCCCGTCTCCCCACCGCCTACGCCCACCCTCGGACTCCCGATACCGTCCCGCACCCCCCGCCCCACCGCCACCCCATCCGTCGAAATTCACGAGTGGTACGAGGACTGCCCCCTCATCCCAACACCCTGGCCGGTCCAGCCCACACTGACCCCTGCACCCACGCCCACCTGCTACCCGCTCCTGCCCAACCCATCCCCAACGCCGTACCCAACCGCCACACCGTACCCAACCCAGCCCAGGCCAGGCTAGCATGCCATTCAAGTCCGATCCCCAGCTGCAGGGCCTGTGGCTGATGGAGGAGGTCAGCGGCAACCGCGCCGATTCCAGCGGCAACGGCAACACACTCACCGACACAAACACGGTCGCCTCATCCACCACCCACCAGGAAGGCGCCCGCAGCGCTGACTTCGAAGCCGACGCCTCCGAATCACTCCAAATCACCGACGCCGCCCAGGTCGGGCTCGACATCACCGGCAACATCACCGTACTCGCCTGGATCCTCCTGGAGAGCCGAGGGCACATGCAAATCGCCGGCAAGTGGACCGCCACCGGCAACCTGCGCAACTACATGCTCAGCCTCTACGACAACAGCGACACCACCTACCGCCTATCCGGCCAACTCTCTCCGGACGGCACCGCCTCCACCCGCGCCCTCGGCGCCACCAACCTCACCACAGGCTCCTGGTGGCACTGCGCCATGGTCTATGATGGCTCCAACATCACCGTCTACGTCAACGGCGTCCAGGACACAAACGGCATCAACAATCCCATCGCCTTTACCGGCGCCCTCGCCGACACCGCCTCACCTTTCACCCTCGGCACCCACGGCGGCGCCTATTTCTTCGACGGCCTCATGGACGAGGTCGCCGTGTTCAGCCGCGCTCTCTCCGCCGCCGAGATCCTCAACGCCTACACCTACGGCATCCGCCTGCCCATCCCCGCCATGCAGTACTCCTACCGCCGCCGGAGGACCAACTAAATGCTATTTCTACGCGAGGATACCGTCGTAACCGTGCAGATCGGCCCCTTCCTGGACGCCACCGACGGCGTCACAGCCGAAACCGCCCTCACCATTGACCAGGGCGACGTCCACCTGTCCAAGAACGGCGGCGCGTTCGCAAACAAGAACGAGGCCACCGCCTGCACCCACGACGCAGAGCACAACGGCTGGTACACCTGCCCCCTCGACGCGACGGACACGAACACCGCCGGCATCCTGATCCTGGCGGTCAACGAAGCAGGCGCCCTCCCCGTCTGGCACGAGTTTATGGTGATGCCCACCCAGGCCTGGGACTCGCTCTTCGGCACCGACAAGCTACAGGTCCACGCCGCCGAGATCACGGACGGCCTCATCACCGCCGCGGCCATCGCCGACGGGGCCATAGACGCCGCCACATTCGCCGCAGGCGCTATCAACGCCGCCGCCATCGCCACCGGCGCGATCGACGCGGACGCCATCGCCGCAGACGCCATCACCGCGGCCAAGATCGCCGCCAACGCCATAGGAGCAAGCGAGCTGGCCGCCGACGCCGCCGCAGAAATCGCCGACGCCGTGTGGGACGAAGTCCTCACATCCGCAGCACACGACGTCGCCTACAGCGCAGGCCAACGGCTCCGCCTGCTCATACTCTCCGGAGCCACCGCACAAGCCGCCACCGCCAGCACCATCACACTCGCCGCAACCGAAAGCGCAACAGACGACACCCACACCCAAAACATTATCACCATCGTCTCCGGCACCGGCGCCGGGCAGACCCGCCTCATCATCGAATACGTCGGAGCCACCAGGGTAGCCACCGTCGACCGACCCTGGATCACACAACCAAACGCCACCTCCATCTACGAGCTCCTGCCCTTCTCAGCCATCCTCCTCGCAGCGCACGGGGTAGCCCAGGCCGGCGGAGCCAGCACCATCACCCTATCCACAACCGCCCTGGCCATCGCCAACTCCTACGTCGGCTGCGCCGTCTACATCGCAGCGGGCACCGCCATCGGCCAGACACGACTCATCACCGCCTACACCGCCGACCGCGTGGCCACCGTGTCACCCGCCTGGGAAACACAACCCGACAGCACCAGCACCTACAAGATCATACCCGTCGGCCGCTCCATCCTCGACACCCTCTCTGCAGCCGCCCAGGCAACCATCGCAGACGCTGTATGGGACGAGGCAACGAGCGGGCACATCACCGCGGGCACGGCCGGCAAGGCCCTCGCCCAGGCCGCCACGGAAGCGCCCGCTGTGGGAGCAATCACCTTCGTCTACACCGTGACCGACTCCACCACCTCGCTCCCCATCGCCGACGTCCTGGTATGGGCCTGCACCGACTCCGCCGGCGCAAACAAGGTCACCTCAGGTTACACAGACGACTTTGGACAGGTCACCCTGTACCTCGACGCCGGCACCTACTACTTGTTCCGCAAGAAGAGCGGGTACTCCTTCTCCAACCCAGATACGGAGGTAGTCGCCTGATGTTCTACAAGAAGAACGGAAGACCCAAGAAGCCCATCGTCATCGGCGGCCTGAGGCACAACGACGACCCGGACCTGCTCAACGGGGCCCTGATCCTCGTCACCGCCTTCATCATCTTCTTTGCACTCATCAGCCTGGCCGCGGCGCTAGCCGCCGCCATCCTGGAGGTGTTCTAACTTGGCCACCGGATCAGGAACCGGCACACCCGTAACAGGCGCATCAGCCGCCACCCTGTCGAGCCTGCGCCTGCGGATCCGGACCGCGCTGGCCAACGCCTCAGGCTTCACCGAGCCACTCGTCGTCACCGCCTCCAGTGCCACATTGACCACCCTCCGAGACCGGGTCGAGGCGCACCTCCAAGACAGCGGCAACACACGCTGGTCTACCGACGACCTGGACGAGGCCATCCGCCAGGCGCTCGAACAATACTCCCGCCAAAACCCAAACACGGCGATCGGCAGCATAGCCCTGACCGCCAACGGGAGAGAAATCAGCCTGGCCAGCCTCACCGGACTACTGAGAGTCGAAAAGGTGTGGTGGGACTATGACTCATCCACCCCCGGCTACCCGCCCAACTGGCGGCAGTTCCAGGTGTGGCCCGGGTCCATCCTGTACGTAGACGACCCGTCGGAGCCGCAGAACGGAGACGTCGTGCGCGTGTGGTACACCAAGAAACACACGCTCAACGCCCTCGACAGCGCTACCGCTACCACCATACCAGACGAGGACATCAGCTACCTGGTCATGGGTGCCGCCCACTTCGCCGCCCTGTCGCGCGCCGTCGAACTGTCCGAGTCAATGACCACGGACCACGACGTGGTCAAGCGCCTCACCGAGTGGGCCGACAATGCCGGGAAGAACTACCGCTACGGCATTGCCCAGCGCCCGCCCGCCTGGCAACGCTACGCCTACGCCTACGCTCAAGAGGACATAGACGAGGCCATCAGGTGGGCCCTCGCGCGCTACAGCGAGATCAACCCGGATCAGACCATCGCCTCGATCACCCTCGCCGCCACCAGCCGGGAAGTAGACATCTCCTCCATCACCGACTACATCCAGGTGCAGCGCGTGTGGTGGGACTATGACTCATCCGATCCCGAGTACCCGCCGTCGTGGAGGAACTTTGAGCAGTGGCCGGGCAACATCCTGTTCATCAAGGACGCCGACGAACCCGCCACCGGCGACGTCGTGCGCATCTGGTACACCCGCCAGCACAGCCTCAACGGCCTCGACTCTGCCAGCACAACCACGTTCCCCGACGACGCCGAGACCCTCATCGTCACCGGCGCCACCGGCTACGCCGCGATGGAACGAGAGCAAGAGCAGCCCGGTTTCAGCGTGCCGGTCAAACTGCGCGAGTGGGCCGACATCAAGCTCAGGGAATTCGAGCGCGGCCTCAAAGCGCTCGGCCGCCGCCTCGCCACCCGCCATAGCGGAATCGCCCAGGGCCCCACGCTCGACCGCTGGGATGACGACGGGAGCGGATGGGCCTAACCCAACCTCCAACTTCCAACTTCCAACCATAGGTGATACAATGAACGCCAACCAACAGCCAAACGAAAGGAGACCACAATGGCAAGCGTTCACCGCATCACCGCCGCCGCACTGCTGTTCCTGCCCCTCATCGTCGGAGGACCCCAACCCGTGACCATCACGAACAAGGAGTTCGTCCAGCGCGCCTGGACCCGCCCACAGGTCACACTCTACCACGAACCCGGCGACCTGTACTCCCTCACTGCGCTCATCCCAGACGAGCACGGACTACTAAAGCGCATGGACGCCTGGTCCACAGCGGCAGACCTAGGAACAGGAATCGAGAACATCCGGGGAGGCTTCTGGGACGACACCAACAACCGCTACGTCGTCATCGGCCAGGACACACCCACGCCACCAACCAAGATCGTGCTCACCTACTACTCCTCATCCTGGGTACTCAAGGGCACCGTCTACGACGTCACCAGTGCCACCTACGCCCTGGGAGGCAAGGACGGCCTCAACGTCACCTATTGGGGTGGAGACCTGTACGTGATCGGCGTAGACAAGAAAGTCTACCGCGGCAGCGACTACACCGCCGGCCTCACCGAATTCTACGCCACCACCGACGCCTGGATCCTGTTCCCGGCAGGTGATCGGATGTACCTGGTGACGGAGGCCGGCCTGGTCTACCGCCTCAACGACGCCGACACCGCCTTCGAAGCCCACTACGACCCCATCGGCACATTAGACATCCAGTACGCCACCGGCTTCCGCGGCTATTTGCTGCTCTTCGCCCGCGGTGACGACGGCACCATGACCATCCACCGCCTGCCCGACGCCGCCACCGATGTGCCCAAGGCGCTCCAGGAAGTGGCCCGCATCGCGGGCTCCGGAGACCTCCCCGACTCCGGCCTGCTGTTCGCCCACCACGACGACAAGGTCTACTTTTCACCCGGCCGCCGACCCCGCTTCGACTCCAACCGGGATGTCCCCATTTACTCCTTCAACGGCAGCCAAATAACCCGTGTCCCCACCATCACCGCCACCGCCGTCAGCACCCTCGAAGCCGTCGGCCTCATCCCCTGGCAGGATCATCTCCTCTTCTACGCCCTCGACAACGGCGGAGACCAGGCCTTGAAAGTCCTGGCCGGCGACGGCTGGGCCGATCTGCCCACCGCCTCACCCGCCGTCACCGCCAACTACACGCCCTGGCTGGGCGTGATGGCCACCTCAGAGATCCTCATGGCCGGCAACGACGCCTCCACCGGCGAGGGCATCTACCACCTCGGCGGCACCCACGAGGCCACCAACACAGACCTGGCAGACGGCACGCTGATCAGCGCCTGGCTGGACATGGGCTCACCAGGGAAGGAAAAGTACCTCAACTCCATCACCGTTCTACTCGACGGCGCCGCCGCCTCATTCGCACCAGAGATCTACTACCGCGTCAACAACGCCACCGCCTGGACCACCGGCACGACCACCGCCAACACCTATCGCGCCAACGTCGAAAACCTCAAGACCTCATTCTACACGCTGCAGCTCAAGGTAGTCCTCCACGACGACAACGCCAGCGGATCGAAGCAAGACATCCGCATAGACTCACTCAGCGTCAGGTACTCCATAGCAGAGTAACAAGGAGACAGTGACCAGTGACCAGTGATCACGCACCCCTTCCAACCCATCCGCGTTCATCCGCGTTTCTCTGTGTTCATCCGCGTTCGCGTCCCCGGAGCCACAATGCAGCACACTAACCTACCCGACGCCGGACGCACACCCCACCACGAAATAGACGGCCAACTCCCCTCCATGGACGAAAAGGAACTCCTCCGAGTGCTGGCCGCCAACGCGCCCGCCGCCGTGACCGGCGCACGTAACAACCCAGAGCAGGCACTGGCCAACCTGCTAACCGTCCTCGCCACGCTTGGCCTGATCACCAACTCCACCACCGCCAGCTGACACAGTGTAACAACACTGTAGCAACACTGTAACAAAACTGTAGCAACACAGTGACAACGCCCAAGGAGCAAAATGCCCGACGTCCCCGTCATAGACCTCGCCCAACCCGTCGTCCTCATCCTGCAGGCCGGCCCGAATCGCTACCGCCTCAGTCTCGCCGACGTCCACCTGTACCCGGAGCTGATCCCACCCGAACCCGCCTTGTGGGTCCTGCCTGTGGGCAGCGAGAAATACCCGCATTGGGCCTGGTACTGTGCTCAAGCGCACACCTGGTCGAAGGACAACCCTGCCGGGCACACCGGCCTCGACATCAACGTACAACTCGACGGCAAGGGCGACGTAGACTATCACCAGCCCGTCTACTTTCTCACCAACGGCGAGGTGCAGCAGGTCGCCCACTCCAACGGCTGGCTGGGGGTCATCATCGTCAGGCACGAGCACGAGGCCAAGCCTATCTGGTTCCGCTACGCCCACCTGGACCCCTCCTCCATCACCGTCAAACCCGGCGACCTGGTGCAGCCCGCACAAACCGCCGGCCTGATCGGGGCATACCCCAAGGAAGGCGACCACCTCCACCTGGATTGCGCGTGGGAGTCCTTCTGGTGGGCCGCCTACAAAACCAAAACCACACCCTGGACCGACCCCCGCCCGATCCTGCAGGCCCACATCCCCCCCCTCATCGTCGCCCAGATGCTCCAGGACCGGGACGCGCCTTGACAACGCGAACACCTGTGCTACAATACGCCTACAACCCTCGCACGGGACACCCCCCGTGCAAACGAAGGCCCTGGAGCAGATCACACCCCGCCCTTTGTCCAGGGCCTTCGGTTTTCCCCTCACCTCGAACACCCGTTCTATTGACACGCCCTAAAAGGTATGGTATACTTGTGCTACTTGTGATACTCTCACGGGGGACACTCAATGGAGCAAAACTCAACCCTCAGCACCAGAGAAGCAGCCCAAAGGCTCGGCGTCAGCAAGATGACGGTCAACCGTCTGTACCAGACCGGCCAGCTCACGGGCTACAAACTCAACCCCGACAAGCGCAACAGCCACCTGCGAATCTACACCGAATCCGTCGAGGACATGCTGAGGCAACGCCAGACACAAAAAGAAGCGTGACGCCCGCCAGCGTCACGCTCCACCTGCCCCTCGTGGGCTCTCCGCACATTTACAGTTCAGTGTAACGAGAGGAAGGCCCGCGCTACAGCGCGGAAGCGGGTGAAGGGACTCGAACCCTTGACATTCAGCTTGGGAAGTTAGCGTTCCCTCTGAATGTTAGCCTGGATAGCTAACGTTCACCCTCCTTCGGGTGGTTGCCCATCTGCGCCAACGGCGACGCCCTGTGATGCGCCGCCGACAGCTCCGGCAACTCCGGATCCGTGTAGATTTCAGCAGTCGTGCGGATCGAGGAGTGCCCGAGAATTTTCTGCAGCATCCTGAGCGGACCACCGCCGTTGATAAAGTGGTTCGCGAACGTGTGCCGCAGCAAGTGCCAACGCAGGTGAGGCAGCCCGGCGCGCTTCTTGAGACGCTGCATCAAGGTCTGGATGCCGTTCTTCGTGAACGGCCGGCCCCCTGACGTGACAAACACGTGATCACTCGCCACATTCGGCCTTAGCGCCAGCCAGGCCGCCAGCGCCGTCACCGTCACCTCGCCGATCGGGATGTCACGCTCCTTCTGGCCCTTGCCCAGAACCCGCACGGTCCCGCCCTCCAGGTCCACCCCGTCCAGCCGCAGGCCAATGATCTCGCCCCTTCGAAGCCCACTATCCACGGCCAGGCAGATCATGCCCAAGTCCCGGGCAGCATTTCCGCCACGCTTGACCGCCTCCAGCAGACGCCCCACCTCGTCCAGCGTCAGGCGCGGGCTCTTGCGCTTGGGCACCCGTGGGCGGCGCACCCGCACCATCGGGTTGATCTCCAGCCCCTCCTCTCGTACAACCCATATGAAGAACGTGTTGAGTGACCGGAACACCTGGTCCAGGTAGTACGGTGAGTATGGCCGGCCGTCCCTGCGACGGAGACCGGCCAGGTACACGCGGACCACGTCACCGCCCACCTCGACCACCCGCACAGCCCCCACCGCCCGCGCGAAGGCTTCCAGGTGATAGGCATACAGCGCCTGGGTACCAGGCGCCAGGGTGTAACAGTCCGCCAGGTAACGCCGAACCCACTCCCCCAACAACGGTCTCTACCCCCAGCTTCAAAATGCAAACGGCCGCCAACACGCAGGAAACCAAACCCGCCCGCGCTACGCGCGGACAGATAAGGAATCGAGCGCATTGACGGCCGCTTCGTCACGTGGACCTCGATGCTGCTGCGATGGGGGGGGGGGCTGACCTGCCCAAGTGACAGCCCTCTCCCCAACATTGTACAGCAAAGCCAAAGGAAAGGCAATAGAACAAATGAACGAAACCAAGATCACAGCCCGCCACATCACCTACACGGCGCTCATCGCCGCAGCCTACGCCGTCAGCGTCCTGGCCCTGGCCCCCATCTCCTTCGGTCCCCTCCAATTCCGAGCCGCCACCATGCTCAAGGCACTAGCCATCCTCCGCCCAGAGTTCGCCGTCGGCTTCGCCATTGGCAACAGCATCGCCAACCACGCCAGCCCGTTCGGCTTCTGGGACTGGCTGATCATGCCAATCTTCGACCTCATCGGGGCCTACACAGCCTGGAAACTACGCCGGTACAAGCCAGCCGCCATCATCGCCCAGTCCCTCATCATCGCAACCGCCGTCGCCACCTTCCCCCTGGGCCTCGGAGGCGGCCTTCCCTGGCTCCCGTCATTCGCCTGCGTCCTCATCACCTCACTCGTAGCCATCGCCATCGGCACAATCACCCTGCTGCCCACACTCAGGACGGTGATCAAGTGATACTACTCCTTCCCGGCAACGCCAAGTCACTTCTCGAAACGCTCGGCACCGACCCAGACCACTACGGGTGGCTGCTAACACCCAGACGCACCTTTACAAAACAGCGTACACACGGCCTCCGCTTCGGCGTTGACAACGACTGCTACAGCCAAGGCAACAGCTGGAACCCCATAACCTTCCTCAACTTCCTCCTACGGATCCGCGCAGCACACGACCCCCACAAATGCCTATTCGCCAACGCTCCAGACGTTCCCTGCAACGCCGCCGCTACCCTCCAAAAGTTCGCCTGCTGGGGCCACATCATTCGAGCCCTTGGCCTTCCCGTCGCCCTCGTCGGCCAGGACGGCCTTGAGAATCTCACTACGCCCTGGCAAGACCTCGATGCGCTATTCATTGGCGGATCAACCCAGTGGAAACTTGGACCCGCAGCCGCAAACCTCATCACCGAGGCAAAAGCCCTCGGCAAATGGACACACATAGGCCGTGTCAATTCAGTCGCCCGAGCCTCTCGCCTCAGAACCCTACCCGACAGCGTAGACGGCACCGCCTGGGCACACCATCCAGCCAAGTACGCCACCCAGTGGCGCAACTGGGTACAGGCCGGCCTCCCGCGCTTCACCGCAACCCTGGAGATATGATGGACACCGACACCTGGCAACTCACACTCGAACAACTCAAACTCCAAATGACCCAGGCCACATTTGACACCTGGCTACATGACTCAACCGCCTCCTTGTGCGGCAGCACCTTAACAGTCACCACCAAAAACGCATACGCCAAGGACTGGCTCCAAAACCGGCTGGCCGCCACCATCAAGCGCACTGCAGCCCGCGTCTACGGCAAGCCACTCGACCTGGCGTTCACCGTCGAACACCAACCCAAGACATCCCGAAGCGAGCGCGAATTCGCAGGCGCGCCCGCAGCAATTGGACCCGGGGCGGCCACGAGCCGCCCCGGGGAAGAAGAAGAAGCAGCAGGAGAAGAGGAAGATACCAACGAACCCCCCTCCACCCGCTTCGCCATTCGCCTCATCGGATTCGACCCTACCATCGGATACGTCCAGGTCACCAACTACGAGCTCCAATTCTGGCAACCACTCCTCGGCAACCCCGCCTTCGTCCTGTGGTGCACACTCAAGTCGTTCCCCGCCGCCTGGGACCCCAAGATCAGGCCGGAATGGCCCTCCATCCAGACCCTGGCCGACACGTGCGCCCAAGGCAACCGCCAAAAGATCCTCGGCCGCAAGCAGCGACCAGGCCACGCCAGAATGATCGGAGCGCTGGAAGTCCTCGAGCGCGAGCGGATCGTGTGGACAACCCGCTGGGGCGAGGGACGCGAGACCGTCTACACCTTCAACGTCGTGGACCACCTCCCCATGCTCACCCCCGCCCAGGCCCAACTCCTCACCCCTCGCCTCCAAGAACGCCACGCCCGCCGGTTGGCCCAGGCTCACGCCAACTTCGAGGAATGGAAGCAACTCACCTTCTCCACCCTCGCGCCAGAGGAACCAGACCACTAATTTGCTTGTGTCCAGGACATAAGGGCAACACCGCCCTTGTGTCCAGGACATAAGGGCCTTGTGTCCAGGACATAAGGGCCTTGTGTCCAGGACACAACATGAAAGACATTAAGACTTAAACACTTACCCTGAAAATAAGAAAAGACAAGAGGAGACCAGAGAAATGCCACGAAACCGCCAACAAGACCCCGCCCCCCCGCGGATCGCCCTCATCCTGTCCGGCCTACTCCTCTTCGGCCTGGCCTATAACGCCCTCGTCGCCTGGCTGGAGAGAACCCACCGTGACCGGGGCTACACCGCCATCCTCGTGATCGGCGGGTCGGCCGTCACCCTCGCCGGCGCAGGCCACCTGGCCGGCTGGAGGCCCATCCTGTGGGCCCTGGCCTGCTTCGCAGCCAGCGGCACCCCCATGACACTCGGCTCCATCTGGCGACACTGCCAGCAGACAGCCAAGGCTGAGGCAATCGAGAATCACCGCGCCCTGTCAGCCGCACGGAGGCGCGAGGATGAAAAGACCAGATAGGCTTAAGCCCGGCGGCAGCACAGTCAAGCGCCGCCTAGACGCTATCGCCCAGACCAACCAGGAGATACACGAGACAGTGAAAACCCTACTCCAGGCCCAGGCAGACAACGCCGTAACGCCCAAACTGCTCTACGCCCTGCTGGCCGCCGTCGAGGCCTCGCTCCTGGATCAACTCAACGCCCTGACAGAACTTAGACAGATACTGGTGAAAGAACAATGACACTTCTAAACACGCAAACCAGCCCGGGCCAAGCCCCGGTTTTCACCTTCCCGCGCGACCACCACCAAAGGCGGAGTCTGCGCTTCGACGAACAGTCCTTCGAGCACCAGGCCAAGACTAACCTCAACTGGCTAGGCCACCTCATCCACCTGTATACCCAACCAGGTCAAACCCTCCTCGACCCGATGGGTGGGACCGGCTCGATCCTGCTGGCCCTGTACACCGGCCGCCAGGTCATCACCGGCGACGTCGAAACGCCGTGGGCACAACTCCAACAGCAAAACGCGCTCCGGATCCACACCGAAAGCCTCTTCAGCGCGCCGGCGCAGGTCGGGCAGTGGGATGCCTCCCACCTGCCCCTGCCATCCAGCTCCATCCCGGTCATCATCACCAGCCCGCCCTATTTTGACCTCTTCTCAAACTGGAACGCTCATTCGGGCAACTCCCTAACCCGCACCACTCTCGGCCCGAACGGCTCATGCTACGGATTCCACCCGCGGCAACTGGCCAACATCCACGTCTACGAAACGTACCTGCGGGCGATGATCCAGGTGTACCGCGAGTGCCAGCGCGTCCTGGTCCCGGGCGGAACCCTCGTTTTGATCGTGGGCGACAAGGTCCACAAAGCCAACGTCGTCCCAGTCACCGCCGACACCCAAACTCTCTGTCACGCCATCGGCTTCTCACTCACCGGCCGCGAGCAACGCCGAACCATCCCCTCCCGCTACCGTCGCATCTGCGCCGCCAACAACCCCGACTACCCGATGATCACCACCGAGACCGCCCTCGTATACCAGAAGCCGCCAGCCGCCGAGCAATCCTACCCCCGCCGCATCTCCATCATCCAGGCCCCAACACCAGATAACTCACCTGGTCGCCAGCTCTATGACAAACAACTCTACTGGGCAGAGAGGCGCTGCCACCACATCCTAACCCTCAACGGACCCGGGGCCCTCAAGCCCTACTCCATCGCTGGCCATCAACCAAACCCCGTTTGGACCGACGCACCGGCCAACGCACAACGTCGGCGAGAATGGGCCTTCGAGGTCGTCCGCCAACTCGTCAGCCTCGCCGACGTCCTGGCCGGCGACGTCGTGCACCTGCACGTCTCGCACGACTATGCGCCCTACCTCCAGCGGCGCTTAAACACGATTGGGTGTCACGTCACCACCACCACCGAACACCTCAACCTGGGCCAGAAGCTGGCCTGGTACACGCTTCAAAATCAGAAAGGAGACCAACTACAATGACCACCAACAATCACCAAGCCGCAGTTCGTAAGATCGGATGGGACCCAGGCCACGGCGGCTCCAAGGCCGCCGAAGTCCAGATGGTCACCATCCAAGGGGTGACCGAACTCCAGATCGTCACCTCCGCGATCCCGGCCGTGGTCGGCATCGGCTCGACCACGTCTACCGGCGCATTGAACCTGGCCGGCATCGTACGCGGAGGCCGCGAGAGAAGCCGCCCGCACGTCGTCACGTTCGATGGACAATCCTACCTGGCCGGCGAGGCCGTCGAGCGCTACGCCCGGCCCATCGAGCGGATGGACTTTGCTCGCTTCGTGGACGGCCCGGAAACCCGCGCACTCCTGTACGCCACCCTGTGGCCCCTCATAGACGGAGGCTCACACTCCCTGGCGATCGCTGTTGCCCTACCCGTGGAGATCCTGCTCGACCCCGAACAGGCCCGCCAGACGGAAGACGGAATGCACCAGTGGATGGTCGGCCACCACGCGTTTGCTGTCAACGGCGCGCCCGCCGAGATGGACATCACCCAGGTACGCGCTCGCGTAGCCCAGCCCGTCGCTGGGTGGTTCGATTGGGGCCTCACCAACACCGGCCAGTGGACACGCGGCACCGACGCCGCCAAAGCCCCGACCCTCATCGTAGACATAGGATTCAACACTTTGGACCTGGTTGCCATCGAGGGCGGCAAGATCAGCACCCGCTACACGGGTGGGGACAACCTGGGAATGCGCCGCTCCGCCGAGGCGATCGCGTCCACCATCCAGCAGCGCTACGGCCTGGAGTTGTCCCTGCACGAGGCAGACGTACTCACCCGCCAGGTCACCAACGGCCAGAAGGCCCACGTCTTCGTGGAGGGGCAAGCAGTGGAAGTAACCAGCGCCGTGCGCCAGGCTGTGCAAGCCCACGGCAGCGAAGTAGTCCGCTTCGTCGAGCAGCGTGTGGACAACGCCCGCCGCTTCCGCGTCCTGTGCCTGGGAGGCGGAGCACTCGCGCTGGGCGAGCGCATCAGGCGCCAGTGGCCCCACACCGAGATAGCACCAGATCCCGTCACCGCCAACGCCCGCGGCCTGGCCAAACTGGCCCGCCGGGCCGGGTACCTTGACTGAATTGTTTGACCACGAAATTCAGACCGGGAATTGTTTGGCCACGAAATTCGAGGGGGGAGGGCAGAGACAATGAGCAGGGGCAGACCACAGGAACCAGGCGAGGTTTTCCGCCTCCGTCTACGCTGGCGCCCCGGCGACGATCCCGCCCTCCTCGAATTCCTGCGCTCCCTCAGCCAGGCCGACACCTGGTTAAGAGAGAAGATGATCAAGAACGCCCTCACCGGCGGACTCGCCGGCCAGAGCCAGCAGACCAGCCAGCAGCAGGCCGAGGATCAGGAGACAGCCGGTCTACTGGACAACCTACTGAACGGACAATGGTAATGAGAATCACTCAACTAACCGTCACATACCGCGAAACGCGCACCTTCGGTGACCACAACAACACCAGCCCTCAAATCTCCATCAGCGCCGACGTAGACAACGACGCCGGCACCGTCGCCCAACTGCTCACCGAAAAAGCAATTCGTCAGGTCCGCGCCATCATAGACGACACCCTGGAGGCCAACGGCGAAGCCGCCTACTACTCCACCGATCCACGATTCCAGGTACTCGTCTCCCACAAGCGGCAATGCGTCATCGTCGTCCCCAACGACAACTTCACCCCGCCCGAGGACTTCACCCACGTCTACTTCATCCCCCGCGGGATGAGGCAAGACGCCGCCGACAACGCCGCCCAGCACTATGCCTTCTTCGAGCACAAACCAGAGTACACCGCATACTCCTCCTACGACGGCGACCTGTCCCACATCCCACCCCTACCCAACCAGTTCATCCACCCCCATCACCCCACCACACCCACTCAAGACCCCGCCCAGCCCGCAGGCGACGAGGACACATTCGACCAGGACGACCAACCCTTCTACGACCACGGCGACGACGAGCCAGACAACACCATCATCACCATCCCGGCATAAAAACAGGCCCTGGGGCCGAAACCCCCAGGGCCAGCGCGGGAAAGGAGACACCCCAACCCGCGCCAGGACCAGTATAGTCAAAAGGAGACACCATGACAAATCTCAGACTTCCACCAGGTCAGAACCAGACCGCCACGCCTAAACCCATCCGCCAGGCCCTGGAGTTCCAGGCCGACCGCATCGAGCAGGTACTCAGGCAGAACAAGATCCAGGCCCACGTCACCGGCGGCACCGTCACCCCGCGCTGGGTACGCTTCCAGGTCATCCCGTCCATCGGCCAGCGCCTCGGCCCCATCACCAACCTGGCCGACGAACTCGCCGCCGCCATGCAGACCGACAACTGCCGCGTCAGCCGCACAGGCGCGGCCCTGGCCGTCGAGATCCCGCGCGCCGACCCCCAGCCCGTCCACCTCCTCCGCCTCTACGACCAACTCACAGACACCGTCGCCAACCTCCAATCCCCAAGCCCCAATCCTCAACCCCCAATTCCCCCCATCACCGCCGTCCTCGGCCTCGCCGAAGACGGCGCACCGCTCCTCGTCCGCCTGCCCTCGCCCGACGTCGCCCACATCCTGGTGGCCGGCACCACCGGATCAGGCAAGACGGTCCTGCTGCAGGCGATGATCACCAGCCTGGCGCTGGCCAACACCGCCACCGATCTGCGCCTGGTCCTCGTAGATGGAGGCAGGGGCGGGTTCGCACCCTTCGACGGCTTGAGACACCTGGCCATCCCGCCGGTCACCGACAACCGGGAGGCCCTCGGCGCCATCCAGACCCTGGTACACCTCATGGACGCCCGAACAGACCGAGCCGACAACCCCCACAAATACCCACGCCCCCCATCACCCACCGACCCCGACCCCACCAATCCCACCACCGGCCTCCGCACCACCATCGTGCTCTTTATAGACGAACTGGCAGACCTGCTTATGCTCGGCGGCCCAGCCGCCGTGTGGGCGCTCACCCGCCTCGTACAGCGCGGCCGTAGCGTAGGCATACACGTCGTCGCCGCCACCCAGAAACCCACCGCCGCCGTGCTAGGCCCACTCGTCAAAGCAAACTTTCCCACCCGCTTCGTGGGCCGAGTGACCAGCATCGAGGATGCACGCACCGCAACCGGCTGGAGCGGCACCGGGGCAGAGAGGTTGCAAGGCCAGGGGGACTTTATAGCCATAGCCGAAGGCCGCGCCATCCGCTTCCAGGTCGCCCACATCACCGAGCGCGAGATCGCCCACGTGGTCAGCCGGCTTCCCCACCAGGCCGAGCCGCTGTTTCAGATCCAGAAGGTCGAGCCAGACCCGCAACCAATCCAGGCGGACCCCGACCAGGCCCTGGCCAACCAACTGCGCGCTCTATCCCTCTGGCCAAGCCGCCACGACTCAGCCGGCACCGGCTACCGCCGAGGCTTTATAACCTGCGTATGCCGCGACCTGCTCGGCCACGCCCCCGAGGGCGCCTTCTACCACCGCGCCGCCCGCATCGTCGCCCTGGCGGAGGAGGCCGAACGTGGATGAACTCTGTTGCCCGCTCACTGACCCAATCCGCCAGGCCCTGCTCCAGGACCTCGACACCATCACCCTGACCGATCTCCGCACAGCCGCCGAAGCAGCCACTGGGCGCCGCGCGCTCATCGTGCCAGCCATCCCGCCCTACACCCTACCGGAGGAACCCAATGCCCCGAAAACCACTGAGTCAGGTCCTCGCGCGTGAGGACCTCGTCACCATGAGACACCAGGGGATGACGTACAAAGAGATCGCCAAACACACCGGCTACAGCGCCCGCCGCGTGTGGCAGTACGCACGCGCCGTCCTGCCGCCAGAACTCCGCCGCAGGCAGACCAGGCAGCCCCGCCAGGACCTACCTGCCTCATCCATTGGCTGCCTGCTCAGATGCACCCGCTGTGACCTCCAGGGCTCACCCAACAACCCGGTCGATTTCGTGACCCGGCTGTGCCTATGGTGCAGACTGGAAGCGGAAGGCATAAGCCTGCCACGCGCCCATGAGGATGGCCGCTACCAGCGCATCCTGGAACAGGAGCTCCGCCAATGCCCACGCGCCGCGCCAACTACCCTCCCGACTGGGAGCAACTGAGTCTCTACGTGCGCTGGGTACGCGCCGCAGGAACGTGCGAGGGTTGCGGCGCGTGGAACTCCTACCCGCATCCGGTCACGGGATCCCGCGTCATGCTCACCGTCGCCCACCTCGACCACGACACCACCAACAACGATCCCGGCAACCTCCGAGCACTCTGCCAACGCTGTCACCTGACACACGACGCCACCCTTCACGCCAAACACGCCACACACACACGCCGAACCCGCCAGATCCAGGCCGGACAACTCACGTTCATATAAGGAGACCACCATGTACCAACCACCTTACTACCCACCGCCAGAACCAGAACGCCCCAAGCGCCGAACCAGCCGACTGCAGGTAACTGCCGGCATTGCCCTCATCTTCGCCATTGCCATCGGCATGATCACCATCTCCAACCGGATGAGTGACCAGGCCCTGGCCGTCCTGGCCGGCGCAGTCTGTGGAGTCGGCGCCGCCATCCCCACCAGCCTGCTGATCGTCGCCATCTCCCGCCGGCGTGAGGAGCCGGAGAAGCGCCGAGAGCCCCCGCAGCCGGCCTACCCATACGCCGCCCAACCGCCAATGATCGTCATTGCCCCGCCCGGGTACCAGCAGCACCCAGCCCAACCGCCAAGACCAGAACCGACGATCGGCTACACCCAGGACCAACGCACCTTCACCGTCCTCGGGCAGCCAGGCCCCGCCAGCAGCAGGTGGGACAGGCCGGGGTGGGAGGATGATCCACAGTGAGACCGCTCGGCCGGCACCCTGAACCAAGCGGAGGTGCGACGGGCGGGAGGCGTTGAGGTGCCCGCCCGTCGCACCCAATCTCATGCTCAGCCAAGACCCGCGTCGGGCGAGGAGTTGAGGAGCGCCCGACGCTGGAAGCACCCTCAAATGGCAGCCCCAAGAGGCGGACGGACGTGTACTCACGTCCGTCCGCCTAACACCTACCAAACACTGGGGGCCGACGGGGCCAGCGCAGGCGAAAGGGAGCCGCTGGCCCCGTCGGCCCCAAAGATTTCAACGTAACCAGGCACGCCCACCGATCCCATCCATCCCCGTTCATCCGTGTTTATCCGTGTCATCCGCGTGCCCCCCTTGACACCTTGCCCATTCTGTCGTATAATCCGCCACGAGAAAGGAGACCGCCCAATGAGCAAAGACACCAAGCTAGCCCTCGTGGCCCTCGCCATCGTAACCGCCGCCCTCATCACACTTGCCCTCGCTCCCATCCTTCTCCCCACACCCACACTCAACTTCAACGGCCCCGCCCTCGACCTCACAGGTGCACCGTGAGCACCAAAACCCAGAACCGCCGTCAGGCCCGCGCCAGGCCCAACAACCTGGTCAGCGTCCGCGACGCCGCCCGCCACACCGGCGTACCAGCCCGCACCATCCAGCGCTGGGCCACCGAGGGCCGCATCACTGCCCAGCGCGACGGCACCAAACTCTGGCGCGTCCGCGTCACCGACGTCGAGCGAGTTGCCGCCACCCTCAAGCCAGGCAGAAAGCCAGGGCAGTGATGAGCAACGCCAGCCCGCACACCACGTGGAACGACCACCTCTGCCACTGGGTACAGGCAGGCGTTGCCTACCTCTCCGTCGTTTTTACCTGGCAATTGCCCCAGGCCCGCAAGTGGGCCGCCTTCTACCGCGGACAGGGCCTCCACGTGCGCGCCGGCGGCCCCGCCGTCAGCCTCAACCCCGAGTTTCTCGCCGGCACCGCGCAGATCGGCGGCGAGACCAATGCCCTCCACCACCATAACCCCGACGCCACGTTCACCTCCCGCGGATGCCCCAACAAGTGCAAGTTCTGCGCCGTGCCCAAGATCGAGGGAGAGTTGGTCGAGTTGCCGGACTGGCAGCCCAAGCCTATCGTGTGCGACAACAACCTGCTGGCCTGCTCCAAGCGCCACTTCGACCACGTCGTTGACCGGCTCAAGCCCGTCCCAGGGGTGGACTTTAACCAGGGGCTCGACGCGCGCCTCTTGACCGACCACCACGCCCGCCGCCTGGCAGAGTTGGACCTCTTCAAAGTCCGCCTGGCCTGGGACCACACGCGCGACGAGCAAGCCGTCTACGACGCCATCCAGCGCCTGCGCCGGGCCGGCATCGGCGTCAAGACGATCGGCGTCTACGTTCTCGCCGGCTTCGACGACACGCCCGCCGATGCACTTTATCGCTGCGAAACGCTAAAGCACAAATGGGGCATAGACCCCCGCCCGATGAGATACCAGCCACTCGACACCATGAAAAAGAACTCCTACGTCCACCCACCCTGGACAGACCTGGAGCTAAGGCGCTTCGTCAAGTACTGGTGGCATACCCGATGGTTTGGCTCGATCCCCTACAACGAGTTTTGGCCCTACAAGTGCAGGAGGGAGAAATGACCACGCCCCAATTGCTCTATGGACCCAAGCCCGCAGCCTGTCCCGCTGCAACAAACCACTGCGGAGACTGTAACATTTACCCCTGCCTGATCGGCCAACCCACACCCGCCAATGAGCCAAGCCCTTGGCGAAGCGTGCGCGAGGCTGCCGCCCTCACCGGCAACAGCCCCAAGACGATCTACGGCTGGATCAAGCGCGGGCGCCTCCAAGCTCGCCACGATGGTGCCCTCATCCTGGTCAACGTCGAGAACATCACCGGCGCACGTGAGCGCGACCGGATCAGCCAGCGTGTGCCCCCTACCCCGCCAGCAGGTTACATCACCACCCGCCAGGCAGCCGAGCAGTTCCACGTCAACCGGCACACCATCCAGTACCAGGCTCGCACTGGAGCCATTCGCGCCATCCGCTGTGGAGTGTGGTACGTTCACCCCGACGATATTGATTCTCACAAAAAAGACGCGCGAGACGGAGTGTAAGAGCGGCCCATTTAGCACATTTGTGCTATGACCTTCCCCAGCCCCTGCGAAACCGTCACTACCTCGCGTCGCGCTTATCTTTTTGTTTTAGGGGAATGGGTACCTGATCTCCTGCTGGCCCTCAGTACAAGGCCTCACACTTCTCCAGTGATTTGCCGCTCAGTCCGCTGACGGTCCTGGAGCATGGGCCGAATGCGCGGAGTACCGCACAACTTTATCCCTGAGCCCCTCAACCGAAAGCCCTCGCCTCTTGCCGTCCCAGAAGAGGCTATGCGCAACTCCGGGGAGGAGAACCGGAGCCCCGCAGCCGCGCATAGCCAGAACTTCAAAGGCGCCACCCCGGCCCACGCGCGGCACCTCGCCACCCAGCAAAGCCCCCTCCAGGCGCAGCGAGTGGTACCCGACAGGGGCAAACACCCGCAATCCATCTCAACCAAGACCTCAAGGACTGGTCCCTAACCCGCAAAGCCAACCCCTGCACCTCTCTGGGGGCCTCCCGGCCTTGACCGCCACTTTCAATTGAGGTCGGGGTCCCCCTCGTGGGGCGTCTGAAGCCGTGACCAATCCCAAGCCCTGTCTCGTCCCGCGGCAGGCTCTCATTGTCGTTCCGGGGGCGGGGGCTCAGGCCCAGCGGCATCCTGAACAGCGGCACTTTCCCCGCCAACAGACCGATACCGTTCCCTTCATGCCGCTGGCCCTGTGCGCGCGGGGGAAGGCGGGGCCTTGGGGAGGGGGGCCGAAAGCAGCGACTTTCCAACCGCCTCCCGCCCCGGGACGGTCCTGGAACTCTGACTTTTGGCGGGAGTGTTGCCCCCCTCCCACTGCGGCCCCGCGCGCGCCTCGCCCCCGTGTTATCTCCTTCCCCCCGCCTGATCCTCCACCCTCCTCCCCGGGTTATCTTTTTCTTGTCGGCCACTCGCGCGCTCGCGCTTTCCCCCTCCGCCTCTTCTCTCGCGCGTTCCCGCCAAATTTCCCTGGTGGGGGTTGTCTCGGCGGGGGGCCGGCTGGGCCTGGGTGGCGCTGGCCGGTCGGCTGGGGCGCTCCCGCCGGTGGGCTGGGGCTGGCCGGTGGCTGGGGCTGGCCTGCTGCGCCGGCGTTTTCCCTCGCTTTGTCGGGTTGTCTTGCCCCTTCGGGTTTTCGTGTCCGTTTTCTTTTTGGTGCCTCTGTTTGGGTTATCTTTGGGTTATCTGGTCCCCTTCCCTCTTGCTTTTTTTGTCGCTTTGTGGTATCCTGTTGTTGTTCGTGGGTGGGTGGTCGGGGCCCGGTGGGGGTCCCCCTCCCCGGCGGGGTTGCGCCGGGCTGGCCTCGGGGCCTGTTGTGGGGCGGGGTGTCCGCCCTCCCTCCCCGGCGCGGGGGTTGGCGCCGGTCGGCTCCCTCGGGCGGGGCCTGCTCCCTCCCCCGTGTGGCGCGCGGCGCTCGCGGCCCCGGGGTTGGGCTGGGGCTGTGTTCCCCTGGTCCCCCTCGCCCGTCCTTCGTCCTCCTGGTCCTCCGGTGGCCCCGCTCGTCTGGGCCTTTCCGCTGGGGGGTTCTCCTCCCGGCCTGGGGGTGCCTCGTGCCTCTTGCTTCCCTGGCTGGCGCCCTGGGTGCCGTCGGCGTCTCCCGCTGGCGTTGCGGGGGGGCTGGCGCGCCCTGGGGGCCCTGGGGCTGCGTCCTGGCTGGCGCCGCCCGCTTCCGCCTCGCTGCGGCTTTCCGCGCGGTGGCGGTGGCGGCGGGCGTCCGGGTGGTGGTTTCTCTCTGCTCGGGCGGCCTGGCGCTGCGCTGGGGTTAGCCCCGTCCTCCCTCCCGCTGCCCGGTCCGGGTGGGGGGTGCGGCCTTGGGTGCCGGGTGGTCTTCGTCCCGGGGGTGCCCGGGTTCTTCTTCCTTCCGGTGGTCGTCGTGTGGCCGGGGGTTCTCCCCCGGCCTGGTGCCTGGTCGCGGGGGTTGCGCTGTGTGCGCCGGGCTGCGTCCCGGCGGGGTCCTTCCCGCTTTTCTTCGCCCTCCTCTCTGGGGTCCCGTCGCTGGGGGGCTGGCGCCGGTCGCGTTGGGCGGTCCGCGCTGGGCCGTGTGCGGGGTGGGTTGGGTGGTGTCCGGCCGTGTGGGTGCTCGCCCTTGGCGGGCTGGGCTCGTGGGTCGGCGGGCTGCGGGTGGTTGCGCCCGGCCCGGGCGCTTTCCGGCGGTCTCGGTCCCCGTCGCCGGCGGGGGTGGTGCCGCTTGCTTTCCGGTCCGTGTGTCCGGGTGGCCGCCCGGGCGCCGGCTGCCCGCCTGGTTGCGCTTCTGCGCTTTCGCTCCCGGTCCGGGGCTGTCCTCGGGCCGGGGCTGGGGGGTGCTGCTGTGGGTCTTCCTGCTGCTCTGGCCTTCTCTCTCTCGGTCGGCTCCGCTGGCGCTGGCGCCTGCTCTTCTGTGCCCTCCCCTTGCGGTCCCGTGGTCGCGTGGTCGTTTTTCGGCGCTGGCCGGGTTGCCCGCGCGCGCTCCCTGCGTGCCCGCGCCTTTCTCTCTGGCCTGGCCGTCTCCGTCGTCGTGTGGCCCGGCTCCGTGCTCGTTTTTGTCGGTTCGCCGGTGGCGCTGGGCGCCTGCCCGGCGCTGGCGTGGGTGCCGCTGGCCCGCGTTCGCTCTGGTGGTCCGGGGCTGGGGGTGTGCTGTGGGTGATCTGGCTCTCGCTTCCGTCCGTGCCGTGGCCTGGTCCGCCTTCCGCGCTGGCCGGCTTGCGGCTCTGTCTGTCGGTCCCGCTGGCGTGGGCGCTGGCCCTTTCGCCGGCGCCGCTTCGCCCGGCTCCGTGCTGGCCTGTGCCTTTTCCTGCCCGGTCCGGGCTGGGGCTTTCGCCGCGCGCTGGGCCGGGCGGCTGGGCTGTGCGCTCCCGGTGCGCCTGCGCGCTGGCCTGTGGGTGATCCGCGTCCCGGTCCGGCTGTCCGGTCGGTGCGTGGCGGTCGCCGGTGTGCCTGTGGCCGGCCTGGGCCTGCGCGGCCTCTCGCGCGCTGCTGCGCTCCTGGCGCGTTGCTCCCCTCCGCGCGCGTTCCTCGCGTGTGGCGGGTGGTTTCGGGTGGTGGCCCGTGGCTGATCCGCGTCTCGCTCCCGTTCCCGCTGGTGGCCTGTGCGCCGGCGTCCCGCCCTCCGCCGGTGGGGGCGCCGCTGCCGCCGGCCTGGCGCTCTGCTTCGCCTGCCCGGTCCGCTGGTCCTGCGGGCTGGGCTTCTCTCGCCGGGCTTGCGCGCTTTCGCGCCGTCTGGCCGCTGCTGCGCTGGCGCGTCCGGTGCGCCGGTTCTCCTGCGCTCGGTCCCGCTGGGCGCGCCTCGTGCTGCGCCCGCTGCCCGTGCCCCCTGTCGCTGTCCCCTCTGCTTCCTCGTCCGCTTCCCCTGTGCTCGCCCGCGCTCTGCCCCTGCCCGGTTTCGGTTAGCCCGCTGGTCCGCGGTCGCCGTGGGCCTTGCGGGCCGGGCCGGGCGGGTTCGTGCCAATGGCGTGCCTATTGCCCCCTGATCTTGGTTTTTTGTCGCCGCCCGGCCCGGCCCGCCCGCGCCGTCTCTCGTCTGCTGGCTGGGGAGAATTGTTGTGCCTGCCTCGTCTGCGAGGTAGCGGTACCTGTCGTGCGCGGGAAGAGAGGAGAGGAGAGGAGATCCCGCCTTGCTGGTCGCCTTGCCTGCCGTCAGTGGGAAGCTTGACGGTTATCCGCCGGTTTTTTCTCCTGCCGGTCGGTCTGCCTGTCGCGGGTGGGAAGCTCGACGGTTATCCGCGGCCGCTTGCCCCTGCTTGCTGTACGGCTTTCCAGCCGTTGGCCCTGTGCTGGCCGCCCCCAGGATCAGGAGCCAAGCCCCGATCTCCCCAAAGTCGCACTTATCCCAACTTGGGAATTAACTATTCCTTCACCAACCACACACTTTTCTCCCTGGTTTCTATGGTATGATTAGTATATCTGGCGGAGGATGCGCCAGAAAGAACCTTAAAGCGCTACTCTCGCCCAACCTGACACGCTCATAGCCTGGCCGGCAACGTGTGCCCTCGACCGTTGCAGCCCCGCGCGCCCGTGCTGAGACAGCCCGACGAGAGACGCGCGGACAACGCGAGAACGGAGCAAGCCCGCCCCGATAGGCACCGGTTACGGTCAAGTCCCACCTGCTGGACCTCCAGCGGGTGGGACACCAGGTGAGCCAGATCAGGAAAGGCAAAACCAATGACAAGCCAACTCGCAATGCAGGCACTAATTGACACGGCAGCACTCGAACGGGCGATTACGGACCTAGTCCAGGAATACTGCCAGACCATCGAATACGCTGCTACGCTCTCCGATCCTCGGACCACGCGCTACCAGGCAACCGCAGCACTCAGAGAGCAAGCGGTGCAAGAGAGTTATGCCGCAGGGATCAGGCAAGCACTGACAGTCATCTCAGAAAGGACGGGCATACAATGAGAGCCACCAGAACGGCAAGCGGACGGCCAGCGGTAACAGACGGAAGCATCACGGTGCCAGTTGCCTCAATGAGCGTTGCGCACCAGCTGGAGCTTCAAGATCGACCGCCGACTGACCTAGCCGAATTGATCGAACAACTCAAGCGACTCGAAGCGGCAGCAATGGCCGATCTCGAAAACGTCCAGACGCGCGACGACCTGCGCGCTTGGAAGCGCCGATGGATAGGATAAGGGGGACAGCAATGACCGAGAAATGGAGGGCGAGAGAGAACAAGCAGCGCAAAGCGCGCTATGGGATGCGCGTCAGCGGCCGCTCCTGCCTGCTCCTGGCAGAGCTGGCCGGGAAGTCGAAGCCCCCGCGCAGGAAGCGCGGGAAAAGAGGCAGACGCTAATGGTGTACCTGCTCCACTTTGACAAGCCAGTGGGGGGAAGGGCCTGGCACTACATCGGATGGTGCAAGGACGGGCAGGGGGAACTCGACCGCCGGCTAGCGGTGCACCGCGCAGGCAATGGAGCCCGGATCCTGGCGGCAGCAATCGAGCAAGGCGTCACCTGGGCAATCGCAGCCACGTACCAAGGCGACCGCAAACTCGAGCGGCAACTGAAGAACCGGAAGCACGCCAGCCGATTCTGCCCGATGTGCCGCCAGTCAGGCAGATAAAAAGCCCCAGCCTGGACCGCCTCCAGGCTGGGGGATGCCCACAAGCGCAATCAGACAGAAAGGAGACCTGTGGACGAGAGACACTTTAACACGATAGACGAAATCCTGCAAGCACTGGAAGCCTACCACGGCACCAAATTCGCCGCCCGCACCGGCTACGTTGGCGGTCACGGCGATGTGATCATCGCAGAGCCGGAGCACCCTGACGTCGAGGTCGAAATGCTGGTACCCAACGGGGGATGGGCAATCGGCTGCTGGGGTAGGCAGGACTTTGGCCACGTGGACACGCAGGCCACCGCCGCGCTCCAGGAGGTGGGATAATGGCAATGTGGCGCAGTGACTTGCACGCCGAGAAGGCGGCCGGCGAGGCAGCCGGCCGGGCAGCCTACTACCGCGCGCTCTACGCCGATCAGCTCACCAAAATGCGACCCGGTCCACGGCTGGACGGCCACCTGATCATCGTACCAAGCGAATGGTACCAGCCGGAAGCAGCAGCATTCTGGAAGAGCCAGGGATTCTACTGGACCTCCAACCAGTGGCAGCGCGACGTCCGGAAGAGGGCCAGCAATGGCGCAATCTACACGCCGGCAGCCTGGTTACAGGCCGCGCGCAACAAATTTTATGAGTTCTGGCCAGCACTCCTCAAGGAGTGCTCAGCCTGTGGGGAAAAGTTCGCGCCGGGCAACCAATACGAGCTACGGTGTCCGGCCTGTCGCAGACTATCAACAGGAAAGGAGCAATAGAATGACTGAGCTAACCGCCACGACCAAGCAGACCGTAATCGCGCCCGCCACACCGGCGCCCGACCTCACGCTGATCGAATACGGCAGCCGCCAAGATGTGCTTTCACTGGCGCGCCGAATCCAGACCATGCTCCCCAGCGGCGCCAAACTCTCGCTCGAACACGCCATGGCGGCCGCGCAGTACGCGATTCTCACGGACGCCAACATCTTCCGCGGGGAAATCTACGCCTGGGACGATGTCCGGGGTGACCTGGTCCTCGACGATGGCTACAAAATCCTGGTACGCTGGGCAAAGCGGCAATGCCCGTATTCCCAGAGATTCGACCCGATGGGACCGCAGGAACTCCCCGCCGGCGCCATCGGTGTGCGCTGTTGGATCCTGCGCGACGACGCCCGGCCGCTGCTCCGCGACCTGATCCAGGGCGGGGCCACCTGGCGGGAAGCGTTCGAGATTGCCGCCACGCCCGCAGTCGGCATCGTCACTACCGCCGACCGCCTCACCCGGGAAGGGAAGGAGAAGAAACTCCCCACCGGCTGGACGTGGGAGCAGCGCGCAGAAACCCGCGCACTCAAGAACGCTTTGAACCGCAGCCACGGCGCACCCAGCCCGCGCGAGATTGCCCGCGAATCGTGGATGGTGGACGACACCCAGACCATCCCGGCTGACTGGGAAGGCAGCGAGCTCTTGCCCATCGAAGCCCGCGAACGCCTGGCCGAGAAGAACGCCCGCGCCCGCCTGGCGCAGCCCGACCCGCGCACGCCGCAGGAGATCCTCGCGGATGGAAACGCACTCCTGCACGGCAGCCAGGAGCAAATGGACCTGGTCTGATTTCTACTACTACTACCCCCACGAGCCCACCCCGCCCCACCAGATCGGCCACGCGAGGGGTTTGAGGGGGTAGTAGTAGAAGAAGGAAACACGCCCACCCCGCCGGAAAGGAGCTCCCCGCCCGGGAAATCATCGGCGAGGTGGGCACCAGGAGCCCCACCCCATGGCAGAACGAACACAGCACCACCGCTACCTCATCGAGCGCGCGATCGAGCTCATCAGCCGGGAAGGATTCGGCGAGCTGATGGACCCCCTGGACCACGAGGCACTCCTTGCATACGCCAGCGCGCCCCAGGACTGGCACCGCCACCAGGCCGCGCTCGAGCTCGCACTCCACTGCGCATACCGCCTGGGCCACCGCGACGCCCAGCGGCTGGGCACGCCATCCTTGCCAGGGCCTGCGCCGGCCCGTCGGCTACCACCCGGCCGTGGGTGATTTCACTCACCAATCACACACCAAATGTTCACCAACCACACACCGTTCCGTACAGCAATCCAGCGCGATGTGTGGTACACTGAGAGCAGAATCAGATCACAGAAAGGAGACCAACCGAAATGCCACAGTTAACCGCACTCTTCACCAGCATTGACCGACAGCCCGACGAGTCCCTCCGCCAGTTCGTCGTGCGCACCTGGCGAACCGCCAACCCCACGCTTCCCGAGGATCTGGCCACCATCCACCCGACCAGCCTCCAGATCGAGCAAGTTGCCGAGGGCTACCGCGCTCCCTACGCATTCGCCAACAAACTGCGCGAGATGGTCGGCGGGGACCGGGTAGCCATCTGGTCCACCAGCCACCAGGATCCCGACGGCCTCACCCACACCATTTACTACGCCTGGAACACCCTCAGCGGTCACGGCACGCCCACTCGCGCCGTGTTCTACGACCCCCAGCACCGCACCAGCCAAAATCAGGCACACCTCTACGTCGTCCAGTTCCGCGGCCCCGACGTCCCCAGCCCCGCCACCTCCCCGGAAATACCCGATGACGCCGTCATAGTCGCCGACACCCATTTCTCCGTGGTCGAAGCCACCGCCAGCCAGGTCGAGCAGTGGATCAGTGGCTTCCCGTACTGGAAGAACGCCGGCCACCCCAGTGACGGCAAGTGGATCGGCGCCGGCGGCGACGAGGTCTACATCGCCAACGGCCAGGTAGTGCAGGACCCACTCGATGTCCTGCGCGCGCTCAACGTCGCGATCGACGACTACGCACGCGAGTACTACGACGACATCCTCGAAAACCTCAACCGCGTGTTCTAGCAACCCAAGCCCAAGCCCAGGGCGGGACAACCCCGCCCTGGCAGAAAGCAACCTAATGCGCTATAAGATCGGCCTGTACAGCGACGCAACCCGCCAAGTCATTGACACCCTGCGCGGCGGCGAAACCGACGACAGAAACACGGCCTACGAGACCGCCATCTATTACAACAACGACCCCAACCGTCGGCCCGACCTGTGCCGCTACGTCGTCATCGAGATCCCTGAGGAAGGAGACACCAATGTATGACAACCGAGACGACCGCCTATCAGACCGCGAGAAACTCGAACACGGCCAACCCGCACCGTGCGCCATCTGTGGCCGCGTGATCCAGCCCTCCAAAGAGCCCTACCTGGCCATCTCTGGCACCGTCGCACGCATAGCCCGCGGACTGGTCGGCTTGCCCACCGGCGTACACACCACGATGGAGGATGCCATAATCTGCTCATTCTGCGCCGAGCAGCAGCGCGACCCAACCAACGACTTCCGCCGGCCCGACAAGGCCAGCGCCTACGAGTACGCGCTGAAACTCGCCCGCACCCTGCCCGACGCCGTCCTGTCGCCCGAGCCCCAGAACGACGAGCAGGAGGAGGCGCCCGACACTCCAGCACTCGACTACCTCACCGCCAAATTGCGGGCTGTCTTCCCGAATATGATGGACCTCCACATCGGCCAGGTCGCCGCCAAAGCCTGCCGAGTGGAGCGCGGACGACGGCGCGCCAAGCGCGCCCTAGAACAGACACAACAGGAGTAAACCGCCAATGGCTCAACTCTCCGCACAAATCACTCAATCCGACGTGATGGCCGCGCGCTTTACACTCGCCGTCAATTACGACGTCGAACAGAACGGCCTCACCCACGACCAGGTGATCAATCACCTCTTCGACCACATCACCGATCCCCACGTACGCGCCGACCTCACCCACCAAAAGCACCAGCAGTACGCGCGCGGCGCACGCCTGCTCCAAACCCTGAAAATCGTCACGTCACCCAACCCCGACACCATCCGCACCACCACCGCTCCCTTGATACGCATAGACACCCCCGCCGATCCCGGCCACGTATACGCCACCCTGTGGCCACTGGAGGCGCAGCCGTGAAGTGGGCTGAGCTCAACGCCGAGCAGGCCCGGGATCTCCACTACAAGATCAACGTCGCCGCCGACGTCATCCGCCGAGCATTCGACATTTCCCAGCGCCAGGCGATCGCCTTCTCAGCCGGCAAAGACTCCACCGTCCTCCGGCACCTCATCCACGCCACCTGCCCCGAGCAGGCCCAGAGCATGCCCGTGATCTACGGCAACACGGGGATGGAATTCCCCGAGTGCATCCAGTTCGCCCGTCAGTTGCAGCGCGACTGGAACCTCAACCTCGTCGAGACCAGGCCGGCCAAGACCGACCGGCCAGGGCTCAAGTACAGCGCTCAACGCATCATCTGGCAGCACCTCATCGAAACCGACCGCATTGGCGAGGTACTCAAAACCGACGGCAAGCTCAAATCCACCGACGCGCTGGAGCGCGCCTGCCAGCCGGCGCTCACCGCCCAACTCGAGCAACAGCGCCTTATCTGGCCCACCGGCACCACCATGTCGTACTGGTGGTGCACGGACCAGTACGGGTGGCCGATCCTGGGCAAGGCGTGGAGCCGACTGGACGCCCGCCGCATCAACATAGACACCTTCCTCCGCTACTCCACCAGCCAAAGTGCAGATCCCACGCTCCTGGCCTACTACGACACACTCAGGCAGGCCAAGATTAGCCAGCATTGCTGCCAGGCGCTCAAGAAGGAACCCGCCGAGCGCGCCCAGGAGCAACTGGGGGTAGACCTCATCTTCAAGGGCCTAATGGCCTCAGAGTCACGCTCCAGGGCCAAGAACTTCCTCACCCGTGGCTACCTCTTCGAAGGCGCCAAGAAGAAGTATCTCCACGGCCGCCCATTCTTCCACTGCCAGCCAATGGCAATTTGGACCGACGCGGACGTCTGGGCCTACATCCACCGCTTCAACGTCCCCTACGCCTCCCTCTACGACCTCACCTACATTGCCCAGGACGGATCCCGGCAGAACATCCGCCGCAACGGCTGCATCGGCTGCGCCACCGACTTTGGCTATGCCAACTCCCACCTCTACGTCCTGCGCCAGACCCACCGCAAGGCGTGGGACACCATCATGAAAGCCGGAATGGCGCACCAGATTAGAAACCTTCAGCGCGCCCTCAACCGTCATCACAATCAACTCGCCCTCTTCGACCTCTTCCCCACGGACGAGCTCATAAGCGCCCAGCCATGCGTCTTCGACGACCTGGACGGCCTCGGCGGCAGGCCAGCCCCAAACGACCTGGCCCACGACCCCGAACTCTAAACCCCCAAAAACACGCAACAGACGCCGGCACCGGAAACCGGCGTCTTTTTTTCCCCCACCCGCGGTTCCACCTTTGATTTCCTACATTTGACATTCAGAACACCCGTGCTACAATATCCCCATAACTCAATATCGCTGCTCCCTGCCAGATGTGGTGCTTGTTAGGGAAACTCCTGTTGGGGGAAGTGACGCGACAGGGAGCAGCAGCCGATAAAGGGGCGGCCACCTCTAAGGTGACCGCCTCTTCGTTTCAGGAGCCTGGCCGGCCTGGCCGCCCTCCGGGTTTCTGAGACGAAGAGGCGGTCTGCTTGAGGAGCCGCCCCTTTCTATTTCAGCCATAGGAGGCATCTCGTGGATCCCGAACTCTTCCAAATCGCCGGAGTCAAACTCCTTCTGCTCGTGCCCGGCATCGTCGAACTGCTCAAAGCCTGGTTCAAACTGTCCGGCAGGGCCGCCGAACTGACCACCATCCTGCTCGGCGCCGCGTTCATCGTCCTGGCACAGGTCTTCAACTCCGGCTTCTTCCCAGCCCCGTGGGACTTTATCGTCAAGTCCGTCGTCGTCGCCCTGGCCGCCGTCCTGGCCATCCCCGGCTACTACAAGCTCACCAAGCGCGCAGCCGGCTGGATCAAGCGGTAGACCCGTGACTATCCTCCAACACGTCTGTGGCCACCTCTACCGTCTCGCCTTCAACATCGCCCGCTACCTCGCCATCGAGCGCATCCCCCGCGCCCAAAAGCGCACGATGCTCCCATTTATGCGCACCCGACCGGCACTGTCGGGCCTGGGCAGTCCGGGGGAGCAACCCGCCACTGTGCGCAGCGCACGGCGGGGGTCAGAAGCCCGTGGGGGCGCCACCGGGCAACAAGAACGCGCAGACCCACGGCCTGTACAGCCAGGACGAGACGAACCCTGACAGTCTCCGCGAGATCCAGGCCCGCCTCAGGCACCGTCTGGAGCGCCTGGAGCGCTACCTCGACGACAACTGGGACAACCTGGATCCCGACACCATCGCGCGGTTGACCGCGCTGCAGGGCCAGACCGCCAGCCGCTGCGTCAAGATCGAGCGTGACCTCAAGCGCCTGGAGACTGAGACCGGCGGCGAGGATATGGACGACCTCCTCCGTGAAGCCTACGAGATCGCCGAGGAGATCCTGCAAGTGGACCTGGGAATGGGAACGGGAGGACATGCCAAAGCCTGATTCCCCGATCGACCAGGAGCACCTTAAAACACTACGCCACACACTGGCCGAAACGCGCACCAACATACTCCTCATCGAGGAGCGCATGAGCGAATACGTCCTCACTACCGACGTACCGCTCCAGCTGGTCAAGGAGAAGCGCAAACTCGAGCGGCAGGAAAAGCGCCTGCGCGCCGACCTGCTCACCGTCTGCAAGGAGCACGGCGGCGGCATCCTCGGGTGGCTCACCGACGTCACCACCTTCACCAGAGTCGTCACCAAGCGCCCCCTGCGCTCCTACCAGATCGAGCCGGCCCAGGCCATCCTCAAGTCCATCCTGTACAACAAGGGCTTGACCTTCGCCGTGATGATGTCCCGCCAGGCCGGGAAGAACGAGCTCAGCGGCCAACTGGAGGCATACCTGCTCCATCTCTACCGCAGAAAAGGCGCTCAGATCGTCAAGGCCTCCCCCACGTTCAAGCCCCAGACCGTTAACTCCATGATGCGCCTGGCAGACCGGCTCGACAATGACTGGGGCAGAGCGGTCAAACGGCGCGAGGGGTACATCATCGAGATAGGCAAGGCGCGCGCCCTGTTCTTCTCCGCGGACCCACACTCAAACGTGGTTGGGGCAACGGCTGATCTGCTGCTCGAGTGCGACGAGGCCCAGGACGTCAGACACGACAAGTGGCAAAAGGACTTCCGCCCGATGGGCGCTTCCACCAACGCCACCACCGTGCTGTGGGGCACGGCCTGGACCAGCGAGACCCTCCTGGCTCAGACCATCGCGCAACTCAGGCACCAGGAAGCACGAGACGGTCAGCGCCGCGTCTTCCTCTACGACGCCGACGTCGTAGGCGCAGAAGTCCCGTCATACGGCGAGTACGTCGCCTCAGAAGTGGCCAGGCTTGGGCGCAACCACCCACTCATCAAGACCCAGTATTTCCTGGAGCAGATCGACGCCCAGGGCGGCCTGTTCCCGGAACTGCGCCGGGCGCTCATGAGAGGCGATCACCCGCGCAGGCACGAGCCAGAACCCGGCAAGCGCTACGCCCTGCTGATAGACGTAGCCGGCGAGGAAGAGCAACCCGGCGATGCAATGTCCAGGATGATGCTGGAGAACCCGAAGCGCGACGCCACCGCCCTGACCGTGGTCGAGGTCCAAATCGACATCGGGCGGCTGCCGACGTACAGAGCCGTAGACCGCAAGTTCTGGCTCGGCACCAAGCACGCCAGCCTGTTCGACCAGATCCTCGCCCTATCCCGCCACTGGCACGCGATGTTCGTCCTGGTGGACGCGACCGGTGTGGGCGCCGGTCTGGCATCGTTCCTGGAGCGGGCACTCGGCGAGAAGCTGATCAGAGTAACGTTCTCTGAGGGCCTCAAGAGCAAACTGGGCTGGGATTTCGTCTCTGTCGTCGAAACCGGCCGCTACAGAGACTATGTAGAGGATGACCAGGCCGACACGCGCCAATTCTGGTACGAGGTGGCCAGCTGTCAATACGAGGTTCGCCAGGGCCAGACCCAGACGATCCGCTGGGGCGTGTGGGAAACTCCGGCCTACGACGGCCTGATTGCGTACGGCCACGACGACCTGCTGATCAGCGCGGCACTCACGGCAATGCTCGACCAGCAGCAATGGCCAGGCACGGGGAAAAGCGCCGTGATCCAGACAGAGGACGTGCTCAGGAACATAGACGAGGAGGGGGAATGGTAACAGTACACGCAGCCATAATCCGAATCTCACCCACTCAACTCCAGGCGATGCTCGGAGTGCCGTTCCAGGTGACGGGGGTACAGTCCGACCCCATCACCCACATTATCGAGATCCGCTTCGACGACGAACGTCTACCACCCGTCGCCGAGGGCGCCACGCCAACACAGATAGACGTGGCCGACCTCAGCAGGCTCATCACGCGCGGAGAACTCTAATGACAGACCAACTCACCGCCGAGCACGCCATCCAGTGGTGTGTCACACACCGCGCCAGCGTCACCTTTATGCACGCGCACGGAGAGGACCGGGTCGCACTCTACTTCTCCGGGGCGACGATGATCGAGCGTGAGACCTTCATCCAGGCCGTCTCCGACGCCCGCACAAAAGCCCAGGAAAGGCCTCAAAAGTGAGACTTTGGTGAAGATTTGGCAAAGAAATTCTTAGAATTCTACTTCCGACTACATATGCTATGTCAAGTAGACCCAAACTTGACAAATTTCCGGCTTCTTTAGAGGCTTTCCAATGCCAGACAAACCTACCAGTACAGGAAAAATAGACGTCGTGCACGGCCTGCAACTCCTGCTGGAGAGCGCCACCAACGAGGCTGCCAGACCCATTCTCAAAGCCGCCATCGTGGAGATCAAGACCCTGCGCGCCGAGGTCGAGGCCATCCGCCAGGCCGTCGCCGCCAGGCTGGAGGCGCGCCGCCACACGCAGCACCCCAAAGAACAGCACGCCCGGGGCACAGGTACACGTGAGCAAGACCAAGCCGACCCTGAAACAGCGACTCGCTAACGCCCTCTTTCACGACGTGATCGAGGCCGCCGTCACCGCCGCCGTCAGCGCGCGCGTGGACGACTCGCGCGGCTGGCAGCAACTCGGCGGCGACACCGGCCCCACCGACCGGCCCTGGGGCGAGCGGCTGGACGACCTCACCGACGCCCTCGAGGCCTGGCGCAAGAATTTCCTCGTGCGCCGCCTCGTCACGTTAACCCGCTCCTACGTCGTCGGCCGCGGCATTTCCGTATCCAGCAGCATCGGCGAGGTCAACGACTTTGCCCAGGCGTTCTGGAACCATCCCAACAACCAAATCTCCCGCCGGCTAGGGCCAATGTGCGACGAACTCACCCGCGCGGGCGAGCTCTTCCCGGTCCTTTTCACCAACCACGCCGACGGAATGTCCTACGTGCGCTTCCCGGCCGTTGCCCAACAAGTGCGCGAGATCCACACCGACCCCGACGACTACGAGCAAGAACTCGAATACGGCCAGACCCAGGGCACCACGATCGAACTCAAATGGTGGATGGGGCCCGGGCACAGAAAGGCGTTCGGCCGCCTGCGCGGCGCGCCCGGCCGCCACCTCGATCCCCTCATGCTGCACTGGTCCGTCAACAAGCCTCTAGGAGCCGTCAGGGGCGAGGGAGATCTCGGACCTGTCCTCCCGTGGGTGAAGCGCTACTCAGAATGGCTCAGAGACCGCGTGCGCCTCAACCGCTACCGCACCCGCCAGGGCATACTCGACGTCGAGGTCTCCGACGACAGCCTGGTGGACGAGAAGAAAAAACAACTCACCACCTCGAACCCCCTGGAGAACGGCATCTACGTCCACGGCACGGGCGAGAAGATCGAAACGCGCGGCCTGGAGATCGGCGCCAGCGAGGCCGGCGAGGACGGGCAAACCCTGCGCCTGGCCGTCGCCGC